TTTGAGTATTTAAATTATAATATCCATATTCTTTAGTAGATCCTGTTGAGTTTATTCCTGTTAAATTGGAACCATCACCATAATATGAACCTGTAAAAAAGGAACTAGTAACTGAACCTGTTATGTTTAAAGATCCTGTAATTGTAAAACTACCTGAATTGTCTGATGATAAAGAGCCAGTTGGGCCAGGTGATCCTGCTGGACCTTGTAAACCTACTGAGTATACTTTAACTATATTTGCTGCCATTTTATTTTAATATGAGGGTCTAGTTACGTCGTTTGATAATTTAACATTTCCTTCTAACAATCTTAAAACATATGTACAATCACCACTACCTGAATAAATGGTTAAATCATACACTCCTTGAGTAAAGTCAAAAGCTGAAGATGAAGCTGCAGAAATGTAAATTCCAATTGATCCAGAGGAAGGATCTTTATCTCCTGATGAGCCACTAAAATTTAATCCTGTACCACAAGCATCTAAACTACTAGAAAGAGTAAAATAAACAGTATCAGAGGTGTTACTTGGACGAGCTTGCATTCTACCATTATATCCATTAAGATCAATAGCATTTCCTTCAGGATCAGTATACTGAAGTTCAAGCTCAAATGTAGCTCCTTGTTCAATTACAAAAGAATATTTACCTGCTGACATTGTATTTATTTATAAATATTATCTCTTTGAAGTTCCGTTAGTTCCTGAGGTTCCTAAATTAAGACCTTGTTCTGCTGCCTCTTCATAAATATTTATCAAATCTTGTACAATCGGGTCTCTATGATTTTGTTTTAAAGTAATAGCAGTCATATTTTTTACTTTACGAGCAGCTGTGTATAAGAATCTAAAACCAGAATCACGTTTTGCTTTTAAGTCTACCTGGTGGTCATCTCCGCAAACAATCATTTTGCTTCGTAAACCAATACGAGTAGCAATCATTTCCATCTGTTCGTGGGTGACGTTTTGGGCCTCATCTACAATAATGCAAGAATCTAAAAATGTTCTACCTCTCATAAAGGCTAAAGGTACAATTTCAATTTTTCCGTCTTCAATAAGTTTTTCTACTTTTTCTTTATCATAAAGAGCATACATGTTTTGGTAGATAGGTTGTATCCAAGGATCCATTTTTTCTCTTAAGTCTCCTGGTAGAAATCCTATTTCTTCTTTAGACACTGTTGGTCTAGTTATAATAATTTTTTCGTAATGTCTTCTTATAAGACCATCTAAAGCTACTTGAACTGCTAATAATGTTTTACCTGAACCAGCTGAACCTGCTAATAAGGTTAAAGTATTATTTAGTATTTCTTCTTTAGCTAATTTTTGCTCTTCGTTAAGTTGAATTTTGAATTTAATAGGATTTTTTATCACTCTTTGTTGTCTATGCACCTCATCGGTGTGTGGTTTTGATGTCATTATTTTTTACATTAATTTTTACTAATTTATCAAGTCCAGCATTAACATGCATAGCATTGTCTAACACTGTCTCGAATTCAAACCTCCCATCTAGTGGTAATACTAGATCTACTTGAGAGCCCCATCTAATTAGACTAAATCTTTCATTTTGAGCACAAAGATCTAATTGCTTCTTAAATGGAGCAATTACATTTACGTCTTCATCGGCTATTTGTATTAAATAATATGTGTAGTTTAAAGAAGGAACATATATTTGGTTAAACATACGTTCATTGTACTTTAAATACTCCATGTTGTTCGGGTTAACTACCTGATTTAGAATGTCCTTCTCAACCGCCAACATAGGTAAGTTTGTAGACTCAATAGGCTCTAAATGTTCATAAGTTAATATTCCTCCATAAGGAATTCTATTAATATGAACATCATAGAATGACATAAAAATACCAATCACTAAGGATGGTTTATCATATTCATCATTTCCCATTACGTCTTTTAAGGTATAATTCATACCTTTAATTTCTACAACTGCTTCATCTGGTTGGACAACTTTTTGGTACAAGATGGTTCCATCAGCTGGACTATAGAAATGTTCATGGTCAATGTAATTTGGACGGATAGGATCTCTAAAGAAAAATGTGTTACTTAGCTCACCTACAGGCAGTTTAGAGAGTTCTTTAACCTCACCGTTTAACCAATCTTCTAATGTTTGTGCCATTATAATAACGTTTTATTATGGTCAACTCTATTCAAATGCATTACCATACATGATAACATAGCACCTGATTTCATATATTCTGAGAGGTTGAAAATTACTGGTTCCATACCTTCATCAGAACAAATTTTTTCTAATGATTCAATTTTATGTTTTTCAGCCTCATAATATTCATGAGACTTTTTCATTTCAGCAATATTTGACGCACATAAAATCATGTTTCCTAAGCGTACAGAGTTTGTCATTCCGCCCAAGGCATAATCAATATTTACGTCTATAATTTCAGTATACTGTTCTATTTGCGCTACCTCTTGAGGGTCGAACAGTTCAGTACAAATTAAAGTTTTGTCTTGATTTAATGGAAAGATTGAACAATCTAAATGATATAAATATTCATCAGTCATTGCTACCTTGATAATATCCATATCAAAGTTTTTTTCCATCCACTCATAAGTCTTAATATTGGAACGAATACCATAACCCCCAATATAAACATTATCATAAAGATATTTGATATCAGCTTCACCTTCCCATTTGTAAGGAGAGATGTGAGTTTTATAACCCATTTGTTGGAAAAATTTCTCACCAACCAATTCTTCACCTTTGCGAGGGTCTGATGTAAAGTTTGATAATAAAATATGGTTCTCATCTTTAATGTGAGGTAATTGTAAACCTAAATTTGCTACATAAACTTGATCTTGGAAATTTCCTTCAGATGGGAGTAAATGTACTAATGATTGACCAGCCATAAAATTATACAAGTCCATAAATTGCTTGTATGCTTTAGGTCTGTTGATTTGGAGTTCTTCATCGCTCAGCTCTTGCATCCAAATATTATTAGGATCAGATGTGGATAAGGTAAATGGAAAGTTCATTACATAACTTTGGATAGGTAACTGACTTGGGGTCTCTTTCATAATGTTTTTATTTATATAACTTGTGTTACCTATACATATTATATAGACCTATACTAGTAAAAAAAAAAGCCCCGATTTCTCGGGGCTTCTTTATAAGACTCTAATCTAATTATTAGATAGTGTTCAATCCATGAACATACACCTTAGCGTAGAATTCAGGACGTAACATCTTCTTAGCGTAACGAGTCAATAAACCTTTACGTGGAGTGAAGGTATCAGGATCGTACACCAATGGAGTCATGATTAATGGAATGTATGGAGCAAATACAGCACCAGTTTCCAAGAATTGTGAACCTTTGTAGCCCATTAAGATCAAGTTTTCAGTCATGTATGGGTTCTTGTAAACAGTATATCTGTTATTCAAGGCACCAACTTTCTGTACACCGAAAGCATATTCCATTTGAGCAGCATCACCGTTTGAGTTAGCAGCAAATCCTGGGATTGACTCTAACACAGTAGCAACTGTAGGAGAAGTTACGATGAAGTTAGCACCTCCACGAAGAGTTAACTGGTGGATTCTGTTGCTTAACTTTTGTAACTTAGTTCCCAAAGTAGCGAACCACTGACCTTGAGTGTTGTAGAAACCTGAGGCCAAAGTTTGAGGAGCGTTTGTAGCTCCAGAACCAGTGATTACAGTGTTGTTAACAGCTGACCAATACTCAGTTCCAGCAGCAGCATCTTCGATCAACATATCTAAGATTTCCAAATCAATTTCCATTGAAATGTACTCACTCATGATGTTAGTCAATTCAGCTTCAGCATCGATGTTTTGGTAAGCAGCTAAGTCTTGAGCAAACTCAGGAGTCCATACAGCCTTCAACTTCTTAGTTTTAGCAGTAATAGCTTGTGACTGCATCTTAACGTTAATCTGTGGGATAGAGATAGTAGTTGCAGAAGCAGCGTTTGGAACAGCGTATGAGCTTGAATCTTCGAAATCACCTCTGTACTGGTCAGTAGTCTTCTTGTTGTAGAAGATTGTCATAGCACCAACACCAGCTGGTGGGTTCAATTCAGCAACTGAAGCAGTTACGAAGAAGTTAATAGTGTTGTTAGTGTAATCGTAATTAGCAAACTGTTGTAAGTTATCAGCAGCAACGATTTCTGAACCTGAAGTGATAATGAAACCACGTACAGCATCTGGATCGAAGTCAGCTAAGTTAGTAGTTGAAGCAGAGATAGCAATTTTCTTGATCTCACCTCTAGCTACAGAAGCTGAGTAAGTAGAATCAAAATTTACATCTTGGAAAGAAGCTGAACTGAAGTTTGAAGCTGAAGTTACAGTTACTACAGATGAAGTTTGGTTAGTAGAATAAGTGAATCTACCAGTACCATACAAACCACCAGCAGTTTCAGTAGTTTGGAATGGGAACTCACCAGAAGCGTTTCTAGTACCGTATAAAGAATCACCAGCAGTGAATGGGTTCTTAGTATCTCCATATTGGAAATCCAAGAAGAACACAAGACCTGAAGTCATGATCATTGGTTGAACACTAACAAATTCTTTTTCTACGATAGTTCCGAATACCTTACGTACTAATGGTAAAGCAATACCCGCCCAGTTCTCACCCTGAGTACCAGAAGTAAAATATGAGTTAGTAGAAATGATGTTTTGTGTTTCAGTTACTAATTGCTTGGCTTGGTTTTCCAACAAGACTGACATGTTATTTTTTTCAATCTCGCCTAAACCTTCCAATAAACCAGTCTTAGTCCACTTACCAGCCAATTTGGCTGCGTCGCTTTGCAAATTCTTCCAAGAACCTGCAGCGCTCTCTAATAATTGTTGTACTTGTGACATTGTTTTTGTTTTTTATTTTTTTGTTTTTTATTTAATACCGGCTAATTTTTGCCATCTAGCAACCTGGTCATTAGCTTCCATAATTGGCTTCTTAGTAGCTACACCAGCAGCTTTAGAGGCACCACCACGGATTAATGACTCATTCATAGGAGCTTTCTTAGAAGTGAATCCTTCTGATAAGGTTTCATAGATAAGCTTAACTTCTTTTACTGTCTCAGCTTTGTCAAAAGTAGTTAATACTTTAACTTTCTGAGCTTCGGTTAAGTTCTTAGCTTTAAAGATTTTGTTTGTGTAAAGTAACTTAGAATTAAAAAGATTAACCTCGTTAAGTTCAGTTTTTAGAATTTCAACGGTTTTAAGAGCTTCTGCTAGATCACCAGCTGCTTTCTTTTCTTTGTAGGCTTTAACAGCTTTAGCGATCATAACCGCAGTTACTGCTCCGGTAGCAATAGCCGTAAATGGTATCATACCAGCTACTACTGTTGCACCTGCCATTCCAATTCCAAACTTGGCAGCAATCATCTTAATAATAGGTAAGAATACTCCGTACCCTTCATTAATTTGACCTTCCTCAAGATCTGCACCTTCATGAACTTTCTTCTCAAGATCAGCTAATGCTTTCTTGATTTCTGGTTCAGAATCTAAAGACTTGTCATCGTGTACTTTGTTTAAAGCAGCAGCGATTTCATCTTCAGCACCTTCTTCTTCAGCAATGTCTTTTTTGTCACCACGTTTAGCAGCAGGAACGTCACCTTTGTTACCACCGTACTTTTTACGTTCGTTAATTTCTACTTCTTCTTCACCTTCTTCTTCATCTTCTTCTTCGCCTTCCATGCCTTCACCAGCTTCTAATTCACCAGCTTCAACCATGTCTGCGATTACATCTTCGATAAATTTCTTAAGGTCATCTTCAGACATGTTTTCAAGGTCGATTTCTTCCTCTTCTGTGTCCTCCATTTCCTCAGCTTCTTCTTCCTCAGCTTCCATTACTGGTTCTTCGGTTTCTTCTACTGAATCTTCTTCTTCTAATTCATCTAATTCTCTTAGAAGTTCCTCAAGATCAACTTCGTTTTCTTCAACTTTGTCGTCCATAGCTTCTTCCATGGTATCACCCATAGCTTCTTCCATGTTGTCCTCAGTTTCGTAAATGTCATCTCCCTCAGTTACTTCTTCTGCTTCTTCAATGTCTTTGTCCATTTCTTCAAGTTTTACTTTTAACAATTCTTGCATACGTGGAGCAAAGGCCTCTTCCAAAGCAGCTTTTGCATTGGCGATGGCTGTTTCCTTAACAGCTTTAGCATCGGCAATGGCTTCTTTGAGTAAGTCTCTGTTTGCCATACTTTTTTTTAGTTTTTTCCTCAATTAAATTGTGTTGGAAGTACGCTTATTATTGACTAATGTCGAAGCGTAATAGATATTAAAAATCTCGATACCATATAGAAAATGGTATATTGTCAGGTATACGTATATAAAGATTTTTTAAAATCGCAAAGGGTTTAAAAAACAGGGCAAGAGCCGTTTGCGCAAAGAATTTCGGATAATAATCCGTTAACTTTACCATATTGGTATGTATTAACTTCTTTACCTTCTTTAACTAGGTGCATATATGAACCTGGGTTTGAAGGTGTTGATACGAAGTCCCAACATAGTAGTTCAAAATCATCTTGTACTTCTAATGTGCCTTCACTAATTTCTTTTAATGAACCCATTCCACGAGATGATACACCTACTGTTACATTATTATCAATAAGTGCTTTTAAAATATTTCCAGAGGTGGTAGGTAGTATTTCTATTTTACCCATTACTTTATCTCCATCCCACCAACAATCTCTAATAATATGAGAAACATTTTTAAGAGAAATAATAGAGGATTCAGGATGATCTAATTCGCCTGTTGCTCTATTTTGTTTAATAACTTCTTGATATTTATCAATTTCCCTTTCCCATAACTCTTTAGCATAATATCTACCATTACCATTTTTTACTTCAGCAGTAGCTAAAATACCTACAACTAAAGGATTACCAGATGGAGCTTTCATTCCCTCATGCAATTGGGTACGACCAATTGTAAATGGTATGGTTTCAATTAATACTTGTTTCATTATTTTTTCTTGTCTAAATCACCGTAACCACTTGCTTTGTATTTACCTTTAGGTGCTTTAGGTTCAGTTGAAGTTTCTAAACCAATTCCTTTAACACCAAACATACCATTTTTAGCATAGTAGTTAGCATCTTTAGCCATGTTTTTAGCTACAATAGCTTTTAATTCATCTACTGTTTTTTTAGCGTTTTTAGGATCACCCATTTCAGCTAAATAACCAATCAAGAAAGATTGACCATAAACATTATCAATATTCTTTTTGTCTTTATAGTCAAAGTTTTTAGTTTCTAAGTCAACTAATTCTTTTTCAGTTTCTTTATTATGAGCCTTAACTTCAGCTTCAAAGATTTTAAACCAATCTTTTCTACCAGTAGTTACACCACCAGCTCCTTCGGAGATAATGCTTTTACCTTTTAAAATACTAACTGTTTGATCAAATGTATTATGTACAGTTATAAACTCTGGGAATTGGTTTATGGCTTGTTTAAGGAAAAAATTTTTATCTCCTTTGCCTTCTTTAATTAAGTTATATTGTTGTTGTAGCGTTGCCATATGTTATAAATATTATGGATAAAGTAAAATTGCTCCTGTAGATAAAGAAGCACTAGTTACATAAACAGGAATTGTATGTCCTGCAGGGATAACCATAGGAGCAGCAGCTGTTGCTAATACTTGACCTTGATAATCTTTTAGCCCTGTAATAACAGCGCTTGAGCCTGATACTACTGTAAATCCAGCAAAACTACCTGTTGCTGTAGTTGAAGTATAAAGGGCGGTTGGGTTTACTGGTATGTTTGCCATGTTTTAGTCTTTAAATAGTTCTATTATATCTTTTAAATAATCTTGTGCTAAATCAGTTCCATATACAACGTTAAACGAGTCTGGATTTTGTTTATAAAAATCCAAAGTTTTATGTTTTGCTTGTTGTAATAATGGAATTAACTCGTTTAATTGTTTTTCAATTGTATCAAAGGCTAATACTCGGCTGCCAATAAATTTTTTATTGGAGTCTTTATTTATATTAGCATCTTTTAAATAGGTTTCAACATCTGTATCTTCCCAAAGTTGTTTTACTTCAATACCTTTAGCCGCTTTGTTTAAAGCTTTTTTATCAACTAATTTATATTTAAAGTTTTTAACATAAGTGTTATTAGTAACACCTTCAGGACCAGCAGATGGACCGGGGCCAAGTGTTGCTCCAGGACCTTCTTCTATTTTCTTTTTCTTTTTACCAAAAGCATATTTGGTAGGATAATTAGCTCCTTCAGTACCAGAAGTAAAATGAGCACCTCCTGCTCCTCCTCCTGTCATACTCATTTCATCTAATAAATTTTTAATTTGAACATATTGTTCAGGATATTCCTTTCTAATATGTGTTCTAAATTTATTAAATACATCACGGGCGTCTTGGGCTAATACTGATAATTTAGGATCGGTTTTACCATCTGCTGTTTTAGATAAGTCTGTTAAAGCTTTAACTGCTTCAGACATTTCTCTTAAAGCATCTCCAAAGTTAGCTAATTTAATTATTTTATGGTCTATATTACCAGTTTCATTATCAACATTAACTGCTTTAAAGTAAGTACTTAAAGTATTATTAAAAAAGTCATTTTTGAAGTCAACTTCGCCATAACGTCTTTCAATCCTGGATATTAACTCAGGGTCAACGTCTTTAGGTTTAAGTACTCCGTCAGCCTCTTTTAATTTATACTTGTAATTAGCCATGAACTTTAGTTAATTCTTCTAACAATTCAAAATATTGTAATAAATTAACTAAGTTATCGTTACCAACATTGGCTGTTTTACTTAATGGAGAAAGTAAGTTGGTTACCTCATTTAATTTAATCTGAACAGCTTTATCAGTAATTTTTTTAGATAATTTATTTATTTCTTCTTTAATTTCTCCAACTTTACTGTTATAAAATTCTCTTAATTTTGGAGTTGAGTCAACTGAATTAATAAATTCTTTTAAAACAATCTTTTGATTGTCATTTAATGACTCATACTTACCATTGAATTTTTCTAACATTACTTTGTAAGTTAGAATACGTAAATCTTTATCATAAGACTTAAATTCTTCTAACAATTCATCTTCTACTTTTTGTTTTTTAATATTTTTAGAAGTTAAATGCTCTAAAAGAGACATTTTATTGTCAATAATTTGGTCTGGGTTGGATAAGTTTTCACTATTATAAACTTCTAATAAAGTATATAAAGAAGCAAATACTTTATAGTTAGGTAATTTAGTTTTAAAAAATTCTTCTAAATTATAATGTTTTTGAATTTCACTAATAAGGTTATATTTTTGTCTTTTTAAAGCTCCTCTATTAAGATCTTTAGAAGACTCAACTATTGTATTGATAATAATCTCTGCTTTACCTTCAGTAATATTCTTATGCTTGGAAAGAGTTTCATATAATTTATACTCTCTTCCTAATTCAGTTTTTACAAAGTACTTTTTTAAAATACCAGTAGCCTTAGAATCTTTACCAGATAAAGTATCCGCTGTAATTTGTCTTACTAAAAGTTCAAACAAAAGGCCGGTATTCTTATACTTAGAATGTTTAATATTCATTCTTGAGGTTTTGTTATAAATATATAAGGATTTTTACTTCTTTAAATTAGATTCATCTAATAAATCTTTCTTTTTATTAGTTTTACTAAACACTGTTTTTTTATCTAAACTCTCTAATAAAGTTTTATTTTTAGCTATAAGTTCTAAAGCTAATGGTGAACCACCTTTATAATTTGGTTGAATAGAACCCTGTTCATTTTCATTATCATCACCAGTTAATGCTTGATTACCTAATCTATCTTTACCAAATGGACTTTGTTGAGTGTTTCTATCAGTTAATTTTTCTTTAGGTCTTCCTAAAGGTGCTTTTTCGTCATATCCATCTGGTAATGCTGTAGCTTCATATCTACCACGACCATATAATGAAGCTAAATCATGAGGTGTACCATATGATTTACCTGTTTCTAATGGATCATTACCTTCAGCCTCAATTTGTGTTAAACGGAATTTACGTTTTTGGTCTTGAGCAACCAAATCTCTCATTTCTTCATATTGATCTTGGCTGAAGTGGAAAATATTTTCATAAATCCAGTCAGTAGATATAATTTTACTTTCAATCATTTGTTGAGCTAATGTCATTTTTTCAGTCATTAACGCAATACGCTCTTGGTCATAAATGATAGAAGGTGTAGTTAATGATAATTCAAAATTAGTTAAATTATCAGATGTGTAACCTTGTGTATATAAATGTACTAAAGCTATTTTATATAACTCAGACAATACAATTCTTTGTATTCTATCAATTGTACGGGCAAATCTAATATCTTCAGCTGCTAATGTTGCTTTACCAGTCAAATCTTTTTCATAACCCATATAAGCTTTAGGTATCTTAAGAGCAGCAAATAATTTATCTCTTAAATACTCAACATCTGCTATACCGTCATAATTTAAACCAGGTGAAGTTTCAATTTTTGTTGTTTGGTCATTACCCCTAACTGGAATATAAAAGTCTTCCATTAGGTTTTGCATGTTATATTTTAAGTTATATTCACCTGTTTGATTGTCTACTAATGGAGTACGTTTCATAGTAGAAATTGTTTTTTGCATAAAGTTTTCTACTTCATTTGGTGGGATTGAACCAACATTAATATAGAAAACACGTCTATCAGGTGAGCGAGAGATTCTATGAATTAACATAGCATCTTCCATTAATGAATATTGTTTAAATATTCTACGAGCCGGTTCAATATAAGCTCTACCATATGGAAGGTAGTTAACATCCGTCATTAAACGGAAATGAGCCATTTCATAATTTTCAAAAACAATTGTATTTTGTTCTTTTATTTTAGCTTGTACCTCAGGTACACCATAATATCCTGAACTACCTCCATAAAATCCTTCTGGTGAATAAGCAAATCTTACTGAGTTTGGATGTTCTGGGTCATAGTTTTCTTGTCTTTCAATATGGTAAGCCTGGTAAGGTATTACATTAAATACACCATATTTTTCAGCAATTTCTAGTTTTAAGAAAAAATCACCATACTTACACATTTGGCGAATCCAAGACCATAAATTAAATTCAATGTTTAATACATCATAAAACAAGTTATAAAGTATTTGTTGAATATCTTCATCACTTGATCTAATTTGAAGCACTTCTCCCATTTCATTTTTTAAAGTACTTTCTTCAGCTATAATATCTAAGGCAGAAGCTACAATAGCATCATTGTCCATTACATCATAGTCTGAGTATATGAATGTTCTTAGGTATTGATAGTTAACATTTAATTGTTGACCAAAAAGTGAAGTTGAGTTAGGTGAATAAATCCTATTATATCTATCTAACAAAGAGTTAGTAGCTATATCACCTGATCTTTGGATGCTATCAACGTCTAAAACTTTAAGTTCATTTCCACCCTGATTTCTTATAATTACATCAGTTGAAAATAATCTTTTTAAACGTTTAAATAAAGTAGTATCTGCCATAGAAATATATTATAAATATTATAAAAGCCAGCTAATGTTCTCTTCTCCATCTCTAGTTTGTATAGAGTAAGGATTAGGAATATTGTTAGACCCATATGCTCCTTTAAATGGAGTAGTTCCTTTTGAAAAATTACCTAATGCTGCTCTAGTCATATCTTGAGAATGTTGTTGAAACTTAAGTGACGTGTCTCGTAGGAACATACCGATCCCAAATGACATAACCAAGTCATCGTTGTATCCTGTTTGAGCTTCTGGTCGACCATTTTTCCAAATGAATACTTTCATTTCTTCTATTAATCGTTTTGAGCGAATAGTTACACTTTTGTCACCAACATATTCTCTAAATTTATTTACAACTAATGGTCTTGTTCTTAAAGACATTGTAAATCCAGGAGTCATATCTGAAGTACCTTCAAATACTCTTAGATATGATTCTGCTGTTAGCTGGTCGGATTTAGGAGAGTGATATAGGTTTCTATATCCTCTTTCAATAATAGCATCTATTGTAGCCCAACCAATTGAAGCATTTTCAACAACAAGCATAGCGTTATTATATTCAGTAGCTAAACCTGTTAAAAAGTAACCATATTCTTTAGGAGGTAATTGACCTTTATATTCAGCAACTTGTGTATTAGTTGCTATATCAATTATATGACAAGCAGAAGAGTCTTTACCATCACCTCTAGCTACGTCTGCTACAACCATATATTCTCTAGAATAATCAGCTGGTTCCCAAATCCATAGATTTTGGTCAGCTCCTCTTCTTTCTAAAGGTTCTTTAATAGTGGTTTGATTTAAAAATTCTATCCATTCAGGATAAAATACTACATCACCAGAAGTACTAAAATCACAGTCACATTCTTGGGCTGCTAATCTAGGATCACCTAGTAATTCATCTTGACGTTTTCTCCAATCATCATTTCTTTCTGGATGGACGTGCCAAGGTAGTTTGATTGGTAAGAAGTCGTTTTCTCCTGACTCTGCTTTGCTCCATGTCTGATGGAACCAATTTCCAGTTCCATACGGTGTTGAAAGTACTATTGCTCCACCACCCGTTGCTAGTGTTTGTTGTGCTGATGCCCATATTTCTCCAATTTGTTCAATAAAAGCTGCCTCATCCACTATCAGCAAAGAAACGGCTTCTGATCGACCCGCATCACTGCTTGCTGAAGTGGCTTTAATTTGTGAACCATTACTTAATCGTAACGATAATTTGTTATTTTCATCCGCATTAATTTTAAGCCAAGAAGGTAAGTTATCATACATAAACTTAACCTTTGTAACCATGTTACGAGCAGTTTCCTGTTTTGTTGCAATACATAACACATTTTTATCCTTATGGAATAACATCATCCATAAAGAATAACCGGCGGCTAATGTTGAAATACCTAACTGTCTTGATTTTAAAACAATTGAATAAGGATGGTCTTTCCAAAGATTTAAAACTTTATCTTGAAAAGGATATAAATTAAATACTACTCTACCTCTTTGTGGATGCTGAATGTTGCAGTATTTTTTCATAAAGTGTGCTGGGTCTTGCACACATTTAATATATTCTTCTCTTATTATTTTCTTTAAATCAGGTTGGCTCATAGTAAGATTAAGACAAAGCTAACAGTAGTTAATACAATAGCGACACAAGCTCCTCTTACTGTAGCTTTTAACTTTGTTATTTCTTCCTCTTTAATTTCAATTATTTTATCTTTATTTTCTACAACTTCTTCATAATTTCTTTTGTTAGCTTTATAAACTTCAGTTTGATGTACTAAATTTACAATAGTTTCATCCTGGTTGTTAATAATACTATCTTGAATACGAATAGAATCTCTAGACACTTCAAGTTCATTCCTACAATTATCATAGGAGACTTTCATTAACATAGCATTCCTTAAGGCTTTAATAGGAACTACTACAGTTGAATCACTGGAACGCTGCTGTGAACTCGCTGATGATATCATCATCAGACATATCAATAAGACGATTATGTTCTTCATTGTATTTTTTTCTATAAGTTTCTGCTTTTTTAGAAACTTCGTTTAACTTAGCTTTATCTATAGCTACTAATGAGTCTAAGACTAGTTTTGCTGATGATAAAGAATCAATTTTTGCTTTATTCAAGTCTATTTCAATCTGAAGAGAATCAATTTTTGCTTGATATTCTTTTTCTTTACTTGATTTTTTTAAACCAGTATAGGTGAAAAGAAGCCATAGCAACCCTATAGCTCCCCAAACTATAACCCCTTGAATAATGTATTTTTTCATGTTATCCTACTAACCCACCAGTATCAATTTTAACGTCTCTTTCTTTAAACGCTTTAATTAATTCAGGTTTTTTGATAAATTGTTTTAAGGCAGCCATTTTTTTATCTTTAGCTTCTCCTTTTTCCATATCTTTAATTTTACCAACTAAAGTTTTTAATTTTAATTTAAAATCTTCAAATTGGTCAGTTGGCACTTTAAATTTAGAAGGAGCACCTTTTACTTTTTCTTTTTCAAGTTCAGCTTTAGTTGGTTCTCTATCTTCATCTTCTTCTTTAATAAAGGTTAAAGTACTACCATTAGGTAATTTTACTGTTTGACCAGCATGAAGTTTATCCATTTGAGCTTTAGTAATTTCAATGCCTTCACCTTTAGCTACTACTTTATCTTCATCATCTGATTCAAAAAGTCCAGTCATTTGACCTAATAATTTTGTAGTATCACCTCCTTTTTCAGCTTGAGCCATTATTTGGGCTATTTTTGTTACAATTTTTGGATCTTTATTAATTTTATCCTCAATTTCTCTAGCTGTAGGATCAGTTGATTGAACCGCAGGACCAAAATTTTCTATTACTGGTTCCTCAGATAAAATTTCGTATATGTTATCTTTAATTTGCTTCTTTAATTCAGATAATTTCATGTCCATAAATATTAGCTAAAAATTGTTTCTTTAATGGTTTCTATACGTTCTTCAGTGGTACCGGATAATGTTGTGAGTTTTTTAATACGATGTTTATTTCTTTGTAAATTTAATCCAATAATAAAATCAATTAAATTTCTATATTTTAAATCAGTTTCACGAACACCATTATCTTCCATTTCAACACCATTAGGAGATACATAAAATATATAATCATATTCATGTAATAAATTACGAGCTAATTCATCAAAAGCATCAGCCTCATAATAATTAATTGATTCAGCTGCTTTAGTAAAAGCCATCACATCAACTACTGTTCTATCAGTAATAACATTTTCTTGTAATAACTCAGCAGCACGTTCTGCTAAAAATATAATTTGACCTTTTAATGTTGAATCAGTATTTAATGGAATACCTAAATCACGAAGATATTTTGAACGCTCAGTAGCAAAATTGTAGTCTTTAAATTCAGGTAATTTTTTTAAAGCATTTACTAATGTAGTTTTACCTACACTCATTGTCCCACATAAACCTATTTTCATGATTAGTTTCTATTTTGTCCTGCTTGACCCATCGCTGTCTTGTACCAAGGCAAACCTTCACGATTACGACGAGCTTCTTTCCAACCTTCTTCAGTGTATTGAATACCGTGAAGATAATATTCACGTTTACGCTCATTACCTTCAGGAATTAAAGCTGGTCCTTCCCAATTATGAAGTTTTCCATCAAACACATAAGCGATAGTTCCGTCTGTTTTTCTAAGTCTTTTTGACTGTTTATACTTGTCATTCATAATCATTAATATAACATCTTTTTTATGGATTTCCAAACTAGCGCCATTGAATAACGTCACCAATATGATTATCCCATTCGTCTTCTATTGGTTTTAGAATTTTAGAAACTGATAAGATACCTTGAGCTCCTGAAACTGTAATACCACGTGCTGATAAAGCATCTCCTACAAAGTGAACATTTGGATAATCAATAAGAGCTAAATCACTGTCATAAACAAGTGGTTCAGGTGACAAATATTTTACTTCAGGAATATAAATACCCCAATCATCACCTAATGTTGGGAATACTTTTTTCATATCATCAATAAAGTCAGTAATGTAATCAAAATAACCTTGGAATGTTTTTTTAATTTCACTCAATTCTTCTAAACCAATTTGGAAAGCCTCTACTTGATTACCTTCAGATGTTTGAGAAACAGTACGTGAAGGAGAGTAATACAAACCTTTTCCTTTGATTTGACATTTATTTACAACATTACGTGACCATTTAAATGGATTTTTAACACCTTGAATTTCCATCAAGATACCAAAATTAGTCATGTTATTTCTATATTTTTCATCTTTTTTAGCATGACCATTATAACTGTTATCACCATAAGTTTTTTCTACAGCAACATAAGCCGCATTATTATTTGTACAGAATGAACGAAGTGATACTCCTTTATTTTCAAATTTACGATACAATTTAAAATCGTAACTGATGTCAATTAGTTTCTGGAAGTGTTTTTGTGGTGCTTCAAATCGAACACCGATTTGAACTGATTTAGGTTCTGTTTCTAATTGATACTCATCTTGAATTTCTTGAGCAAAATCAATGCCTGATTTACCTACACCAAAAATCAATTGGTCATAAGAAATAGCATTTTCTCCTTGTTTACCTTTATGAGTACAATATACTAAATTTGATTCAAAGTCAACTTTGAATACTTTTTCATTCCAAATAAAATTGATACCTTTTGATACTAAATAATCATACCAATTTTTTCCAATCTCATGTAGATAATCTGTACCAACATGCCATACAGGAAACAAACGAAGACCAAAATATGGCTTAATAAACTCTGGTTCTTCTTCTGGATTAGAACATTGTACTTCTTCTGGTTTAGGATGGAAACGTTTAAAATTAGTAATTACTTCATCCATTAAAGACATAGCTTTTTTCTCACCAACATACTTAGATAATTGTCCTCCAATTGCTGTATGATAAGTTAATTTACCATCTGACCATCCACCAGCTCCTAAGAAACCAGTCATTACTTCTTCAGGTTTCCTGTTATAAGGATCATTACCCATATCAATAATAGTAATGTCTTTTCCAGGATAACCATTGTCAACTAATTTGGTAGCAGCATTTACACCTGCTACACCTGCTCCTACGATTACAATTTTCTTTGCCATATTTAACATTTTAATATATCATTCTTTACATTTAAAGCCAAACTAAAAGTGGCCCACTTTTTAAGGTGGGCCACAGCTCCATATTTTTTATCCCTTACGGGCGACTGGCTATGAATCAGTCTTTATGTATTTTTAGTTTTAACTTTCCTGTTCCTTTTATAACACGATGCCATTCATGTCTTGGTATAAATATAGGTTCATTTATAGAAGTCGGCAATTGATTATCAAGTTGTAACTTCCAATCTGTTTCTCCAATTATTTCAACTGTTCTATTTTCATCATCACGATGCCACAATAATTCTATTGGGTCAATGTTTTCAGAAAATTCCCTAATAATATATTTGTCTGTGACTTCTAAGTCAATGTATGGTCTCATTTTCCTTTACGTTCCTGCCATTCATAAGATACTTTATCTTCATCAATAGGACCTCCAGCTGCCCAAGTGTAACATGTTCTTTCACTATGGCATTTAAAACTATGCATCCAACAATATCCTAAATAACCATCTTCTTGTACTGAACCTGGCATGCATTCTAACATTCTTTCTGATATATCAAAAGCAACACAATTTTTACATTTTGATTTTTTAGCTTCATCTGGAGTTGTATTCCAATGTTTAGCTGCTCTTTCCCAATATTCTTCATCGCTTAAATTAAGAGGACCATATTGAATATAATCAGCTTTAATTGCTGAATTTCTATTTTTGGTATTTAATTCTAAATCTTGAGTTGGGAGAGGACAAGACATTGATTTTTCATGTAACTTACCTTCAATTAAATATTTTTTTAAATTAAAATTTTTCATTTTTTACTTGGTTTTGCCCCATGTTTTACCTTTACCTTTTGATTTACATTTAGATGGAGTAGGACGACAAGAAGGGTATTTAGATCTTTTTTCACCTTTTTTTCTACCACAGGCTTTACATTTTAATCTACCTGTTTTTTTATCTTTTCTACAGGTATTACAATCTACCCAACCACCTTCTTTACCAGAGGTACCTTGACGTTTAAACCATTTATGTAATGATTCGTCTTCTTTAATAATTTCTAAAATTATGTCAGTTAACTTTATCATTTTATACCTTTCCAAATTTTACCTCTACGACATCTAACTACAGCACCTGATTTATATGCTGATGGTTTTTTGAATTTACGGTCAGCAATACGAAGACATCTGTCTCGTTTTTTCTTCTTTTCTTGAAGAAGTTCTTTCAATATGTCTGTTAATTTTACCAAAATCCTGAAAAGTTAGATTTTAATCCTAACAATTTAGCATATCTTGGTAAACGGCAGCTCCAGTAAGATGCTTTTGTTTTGTCATTCTTTTCTGAACATCTATGTCTTTTAGCAAATGCTTGTCTTGCTTTTGGATTATTAATTTTTGCTTTTAATCCACCTGAACCAAATGATACTTTTTTAATTCTTTTGGTTTTAGGATCTTTAACATAAACATAATATGCTTTAGATCCACCTCTTTTAGGTTTATTTAATGGTGGGTTTTTCTTTTTTTCTTCATTTAAATCAAGGTATTCATCTTCCATAATAAAATCTAATGGAACTTTTTTACCTTCAAATATACCAAATTCACCTAAGTGAGTTTCAGTTAAAATTTCTAAATCATCACCTGAAAAGTCTAATATATTACGAACATATAATGCTCTTGCTTCAGACCATAAATTAAAATAATTTTTAGATCCGGCACGATAAAGATGCTCAGTAAGTGGCTTATTATTGTCTATATGGTATTTTAAACCTTCAGACAATATTTCGCGCGGAGCAATACTTTCGTTTAATATAGGCGCTTTATTACATTTTTCTGAAGCTTTACAACCGCAATTGCAATCACTGATTACTTTTTTGGCTATTAATGCTTCTGTTATGACTTTTCTAAGGTTCATGGTTATAAATATTATCCAAATACTTTACCAAAATTAAGTATTAAAGCACTTTGTTTAGCAGAAAAATTATTTAATAAATCTTCTGAAGATCTTAATTTATCTAAATTAATAGCAAAAAACTTAATATCTCCATTTTTTAATATATTAGCTAAATACCCTCCATCACCTGGTTTTCTACCTAATTTAGCCTCTAGCATTTTATATGCCATAGCAATGGCAGCATCTTTAGCATCATCCGGATTTTCTAAAGCTGTATTGATAGTATTAAGATTATCTTTTAATGTTTTAAAAATAGGATATTTTGTAGCTAAACCATCTAAATCATCTATTTTTTCTAAATCTAATACTTGTTCAAAAGCAGGCATTAAATCTACACCTGAAAAATTTGTTGGGTTAACTGTTCTAGCTACATCTCCACCACCTAAAGCTTTACTTAAAGCATTAATACCAAATATAACACCTAAAAGACCTAAGTTTTCTGTATCAGTACCAAATCTTCCTATTGGAATTTTACCATTATGTGATTTATAAGCTTTAACCTCAATACCTACTTCATTAAAGAATAAATCAGGATCATCTCCTTTTCTACCTTCTTCAACACTTACACCACTGTTTGAAAAGTTATAAAGCCAATATAAGGCAATTTCACCATTACCTACACCTTTAGTTTCACCTTCTTCTTCACCTTTTTTAGGTGGAGCTATTCCATATAATTGATCAAAAACTTCTTTATCATCAGCTTTAACTTGAATAGAAAAAGTAGATCCTCCCTCACCTGGGAATGGGTATTTATTTTTTGATCTAGGTATTTCATCAACACCTAATGCTTTTTTAATAGTAGTATCATATACTTCAGAACCTTCTTTAATTAAAGAAACTTCTTCTTTAGTGTATGATTCTAATAATGTTTTTAATAATAAAACATCCTCAGGACTATTCATATCAGGATAGCCTTTAGGGAACTTGTAAGCAACTTTGTTTAAAAATTTATCTAATATATCCATTATTTGAATTTAGTATCTATTAAACCTTTAAGGTTTTGTTTATTTACTCCTTTAATGTCTTGCATATAACCTAAAAGTACTGAAAAGAATTCATTTACCTCATTTGGGTTATTAATATTACCTATTAATTTTTGTATTTGTTTATTATTTCTAATAAAATTAGCTGCTTGTTTAGCATCACTTGTTTTAATACCATCAAGGTTAGGTAAAGCTGTTTCTTCAGCTTCTTTTAAAATTCTTTCACGAATTAAGTTTTTTAATTCTGATTTTCTCATTTTATTTTCTTTAACTAATTTTGTTGCAAATTTACCCCCAGATTTAAGAGCAACGGCAAATGCTTCTATTAATGGTTTTAAAAAATTAAATATAATTTCAGCTCCTTTTACAATAGGTTGTAAAAATCCTAAGTATGATTGAAAATCAGTTAATTTTCCTAAAATGTCTGTTACAAAAGTAGGTGAAAAATATTTTGTTAAAAAGTCTTTAACAGCATCAGGAGCTAAAGATTTTAATTTTTCTATAATAAAAGTTATTATACTTCCTGCTGTAACTAAGGCCATAAATTTTTTCCAACCTTGTAAAGATTTAATTTTTTCTATAAATTGTTTAATCTTTTCAATAAAAGAATCTAATTTAATTTTTTTAAGAAAATCTGTAAGTGGTTGGATTAATTTTTCTACTCTTCTTTCTAATGGTTTTAAAAAATCATTTAATAAATCTCCATTAGACAATACTTTACCTATAACTACAGCTGCGTCTTTCCAATCTTTAATAGTTGTTATTACTTGATTAAATTTTTCTTTAGCAAAGGTTTTAATTGAATCTAAGAAAGTTTCATAAAGCATTTGCTCATGAAGTATCCTAAGTTCCATTGGTCTGCTAAAATGAATAGATTCATTTAAAGGAACAGGAATGCCTAAATTATAAATTATATGTTCCCTAGATAATTCCATTATGCTTCTGCTGTTGTATCTTCTTCTGCTGCTGGTTCTTCTGCTGGAGCTTCTGGTTCTGTTGTAGTATCTGTAGCTGTTTCAGTTCCTGCTTCAGCTCCTGCTTCAGCTCCTACTTCACCTTCAGCTTTTTGACCATAAGATAATACTCTAGCTAAAGTTTGAGTAGCTTGTTCTTCTTCTCCAATATTAGCTAAGTAATAATTTTTACCTTCAATTTTAGCTATCCAACTTCTTGGGGTATATGTTAAGAAAAATGACTCACCATTACCTAAAATTAATCTAAAAGTAGTAGGACGTGGTGCTACCCATTGAATATCAACTATGAATAACTCATATTGGTCTGTTAATAAGTCAATAATAACATTTTTTAATGAAGGAAATTTTTCTAAGACAGGAAATTTAGGAGCATCTAAAGTAACAGTATCTTCAGCAGATAAAAAATCTGGTTTGTGTATTTGTTTTACAAGTACTTTAATTTTTTCCTTAAACTCGTCTCTAGTCATTATTTAGATTTTAATTGTTTAGCAATTTTTTCAGCTAAAGTTTTTTCTTCAAATACAGGTTTATTTTTAGGAGCTATAACTTTATATTTAATTTTATAATATTTTTTTTCTCCAGGAGAGAGTTGATTATTCATTCTTTTAGCATATTCTTTAGCTTTTTCTTCTGAATCAAATTCTTCTTTAAAAGATTTATCTCCAACAGATCCTCCTGTTCTAATTACTGTATATTTTGAATCTTTATTTTCAAATAATTCATCTTCAGTCTCAACACCTACATTATCAAACACCTCCATGTCTTCTACTTTGTCTAACATAGCATCAATTTCTGGTTCTTTGGTTTCAAAGTCAAGATAATGTTTAGCACCTACTAAATAATCTTTAGCTTTAATAATTTTAGCTTGCCACCAATGAGGAAAATCAACTTCACCTGGACCTTCAAACTGGTCTACCATCTGGTATAATTCCATAGCGTATTTTCCAATACGATATAGGTCAGCTTTTAGCATATGAGGTTCATTGTCTTGATGTCCGAGATCTAAATCTTCTTCTATGCTATGTAGTTTATTATACCAAGCTTTATATTCTTCATCTCTATCAAGGTTAGCTTGTACTGAATCTGACATTGCTTCAAATCCTCCTGCGTCAAAGCGTTCTAATTCTTTTTCTGCATCTGCCGGATCTTCTACATACTTTAAGATAATGTTAAGGAGGTCATCCATACTCTTATCATCAAAGACTGTTGGTATTCCTTCTTGCATCATTTCTTCATCACCCTCTTCTTCGTCACCATATTCTTCAATTTCGTCTACAATTGAAGCTAATGTGGTATCGTATCTGTTTCTCCAAAACCCTAAATCAAAAGCACCATATGCTTCTCCTTTACTAAGGTAAGATGGGAAATTTTGAGCAATAATATCTCTGGCTTGGTCTCCTAATGTTTGAAGTTCATCTAAGATGTTTTGTAACTCCATAAGAGCTTCCATTTTATCTCCGCCTATTTCTCTTATCATTGCTGCTCGTCTTTCAATTTCACCTTTATCCATATAAGGATCCGTTTCTGGACCCCATTCTCCTGTACCTGAAAGTTTAGCGATTGCAGCATCTATTTTATTAAGCATGGCACCGTACCTGTCAGCAATTGGACCTCCTTCTAGTTCAGCTTCCTGTTCCATATCACGCATTAGTTCAGCACGGCGGGTTTTTAGAACTTTAATCTTATTAGCGTTTTTAGTAGCTTCTGATAGATTATTTTTAAGGTAATCAGCATCAATATCGATTTCTAAACTAACGTTTCCTTTT